GAGATAGCATCGTCAGTAGGGATGAATTTACTTGTAGCGGTTGGGTTTGTGCTTGATTATAAAAATAGCAAATGAAAAAAATTTTAGATTACATCATACTTACCATGTTAATACTTCTGTTTTTTATGGCAGCTTCTTGTGACAAGGATGACGATAGGTGTATTACATACAAAGTAGACCAATATCAAAAGGAAGATATAGTATGCGTTGATGGAATCTGTGAAGTAACATACATAACTGAAATATTTTGTTCGTATTATGAAGCCAATAGGTAAGAATATAATTATTAAAACAATTGATGAAGAGATTAAAACTTCATCAGGACTTCTTCTAAGTTCAGAAGATGCCAACCAACTAAGATACAAAAAAGGAGTGATAATAAAATCAGGTACAGAAGTGTCTAATTTAGATGAGGGAGACTTTATCTTTTACGACAAACGTTCTGGTTACTCTATGATAATAAACGATGAACCTTTTACTATTATTCAGGAGAAAGACGTCGTTGTTGTCTTATAGTAGAGTTCATCTCTATAATCATCTTCTTGTAAACCTTGTCTGAAAACTTTACATTCTTTGCAAAGATTGGGTTGTTACTCATGTCTGTAGGTATTTCTTCCCCGCTAAGCTTTTTATAGATACCGCTAATAACTCTTTGAGTTTTAAACGTAAGGCCGTACAGTGTTTTAAATTTTTTACGCCTACGGCGAAACACTTCAATCCACCCATCTCTGAGTAGTCTATCAAACCTATCTTCATCCCATGAGAGCAGGTTATCAAACTCTTCAAACTTTTCTTTTGAAAATATATCTTCACTGTAAAGAAACAGCAGCATGTCTAGGTCACCGGTAGTTAAACCATACTTTTGTTTGATAAAGTATCGGATGACTCGCCAATATTTTAAGCAGTCATTAACTTTTAATTTCATTATATTAGATTTCTTATCTTTGTAAAAATAACAATATTATGCCAAAAGGAATAAGACCTAGTAAAAAAAACAATTCCAAGTCAGTAGGAATCCGTAAAATGGATAATTACGACTCAGTGGGATTTCGTAACTCAGCAATTAAAAAAATTAATTCAACTCCTGGGGATGTAGAGATTTACAACCCTTCAACAGGTAAGTCTAAAATGGTATACGCACCAAAGGGTTCGAGAGAAGAAAAAATTCTTCATGCTACTATGAAAACAAAAAATCCAATGGATAAAAAATAATGCCACACAAAAAAGGTCATAAAAAAAATTATAATTCTTACACATTTAGAAACCAGAGTGTAGATAGAATAACTAGCCCTACTCGAGCTGAAAGGAAAGCTAAAAGAGATTCTATAATGAAGGTTGCTAAAAAAAATGTAGAAAGCGGAAGTGGTAAATATGGGAAAGCAACACCAAGCAGAGTTATTCAAGAGGCAAAAAGAATTACTATGGAAGACAAAATTAAAAACACGCCTGCCGGACAAAGATTTGCAAAAACAACTAAAGATAGATTAGCAAAAAGAAAAAGAAATTAAATGTTTAAAAGTTCATTAGATAAAAACAAATACAATTACAAGTGCTCAAAGGGAAGCACTAAAGATTTCCCTAATTTATTAATTTATAAAAAAACAAATTATGCCAACAGTAGGAAGTAAAAAGTTTAGTTACACAAAAAAAGGAAAAGCAGCTGCAAAAAAGCATGCAAAAAAAACTGGTAAAAAAGTTAAGTCTAAGTAATAATGGCTAAGAAAAAAACAGGACGTAAGAATAAAATTTGTTCAGCAGGTATTGCTTGGGCAAAGAGAACGTTTGATACATACCCGTCTGCTTATGCAAATATGGCTGCAAGTAAATATTGTAAAGACCCTAACTACGCAAAAAAAAGTAAAAAATGAGTAGAATGAATAAAAAAGCCCGCAAGGGTAAAAGAACAAAGTTTGGTATGCTAAGCGTAAATGCTGGCTTAGATAACAATCCTAGCATAACTTATGCAGATAAGATTGCTGGAGCTAAAATGAAAAAGTAGTGGGTGCTTTAAAAGATTGGGTAAAACAAGATTGGGTTCGTATTGGAACAGATGGTAAAATAAAAGGCAAATGCGGTACGAGTAAAGATAAAGAGAATCCAGATAGATGTCTTCCAAGAAAAAAAGCATTAAGACTTTCTAAAAGACAGTTAGCACAAACAGCTCGTAAGAAAAAAAGAGAAGGAGCAAAAGGTAGAACAGTAGTAGCAAATACTAAAGCAGCAAAAGTAAGAAACGCATAATGGCAAGACCAAGACAAGGTAAAGCAAAAGTAAAAGTAACATCTGACGGTAGAAGAATAAGCTATGGTCAGGCAGGTAAAGCTAAAGGCGGTGGACCTAGAGTAAAACCGGGTACTTCCAAAGGGGACAGCTACTGCGCTAGAAGTCTAGGTATTAAAAGACGTCTGAGCAAGAAAAAGCAAAACGACCCAAACACGCCCAACAACTTATCAAGAAAGCGATGGAAATGTAGAGGTGCTAAGTCAAAAAAATAGACAATGAAAATATTAGTATCTTTGTATTTATAAAATTTTTATACAATGAAAAAACAAGGATACAATTCAAGAGACGACGAAGCAATCGCACTTCGTAACGGTAAGAAAAAACAATCTTTAAAAGACAGAAGAAATGAGTCTAAAGGGATGTACAAGTATTATGGAGAACACCCATACTCAGCTGATTCAAACATGAAATAATATGAAAAAACTAGGAGCATGGCTTATTAAAACTTCTCACGATATCGCAAGATGGTGGGGAAATCTTACACATAATTTTAAATGTGGATGGAATAAGATTATATTTGCAATATCATTTAAGATGAAAGATTGTAAAAATGAAAAATGTATATGTATAAAATGAAGTCAAGAGGACTGGGAGATGATATAGAAAAGTTTACTAAGTTTACAGGGATTAAAAAAGCTGTAGATATAGTAGCGGAAAAATTAAACAAAGATTGCGGGTGCAGTGAAAGACGAGATGGTCTTAACAGAATGTTCCCTTATAAAAAATAAATTATGGCATACCAAAAATTACAAGCAGGGAAAGCATGGTCAGTTAACACATCTGATAATACAGACATTCCTGATACAGGAACTGCAGGTCCAACAGGAACTACAACTTCTGGAAGCGCAACACAACTAATAGATTCTAACGCTACGTTTTTAACTAGCGGGGTGCATCTAAATATGATTATTGTTAATACAACTGACAACACGCAAGCAGTAGTAATTGGTATTGAAGATGATAATACACTTACTGTCTCTGCAAACATATTTGCAGCAAGTGGAAAAGCTTATGAGATTTATGGTGGTAATCAAGAAGGCGCTGTCCTTTACATAGGAACAGCAGGTAATTTAAAAGTAACAACAGTTGCTGGTGATGAGGTAACATTCCAAGGAATTAACACGGGGGCATTTTTCCCTGTGCAAGTTAAAAAGGTATGGGCTACTGGAACATCAGCATCTAATATAATAGCTCTTTGGTAGTATGTCTTTAATTATTGCCATAGGAAATTTTATAGGAACAAACCAAGGTTCAGTAAACCCACCTTATGGAGGAGAAGATGTAGTAACGGAAATAGGAATACAAATGGTAAGTGAACTAGGAAGTCAAGACATAATAACAGAACAAGCACCTTAATTAAAATAAAATGGCAGTAAAATTTTCACAATTTACAACAGGTTCTTCTCTAGCGGATATAGATTATTTCGTTGGGTATAAAGGAACTGACAATATACAAGTAGCAAAATCTTTGCTATCTGGAACTACATATACGATAGATGTCCCAGCAGCAACTACAAACATAAACTTAGCAGGTAGTGATTCTACGAATGATGCGATTATTCTGACAGGTGGTCAAAACATTACTTTATCAAGAACGAGTGCTAATGAAATAAATATAGCTACCACAACTTTAGGAGATACATATACCATAAATGCGGGCGCAAAAGTTGGAAGTAGTGTTCCTTTACAATTAGATGCAGCAGCTGGAACTGATTCAGCAGTTAGTCTTACAGAAGGTGCAGGAATTACTTTAACACAAACATCAGCAACAGAAATTACAGTTGCAGCTACTGCTACAGGAACTTCAGTTGTTAAAGACCAGTTTACAGGAAACAACTCAACAACAGCTTTTACATTATCAGTAACGCCAACGGCGTCTGCTAATCTGAACATATTTATAAGCGGTGTATATCAAAACTCCAAAGATTCTGGGGGAACGGCAAACTATACAGTTGCAGGAACGACATTAACTTTCGCAACAGCGCCACCGACAACCGCAGCAAATGGAATAGAAGTAGTAATAACACAATAACGTTTAGCTCATGGCAACAAACAAAGTAACTACAAACGTAATTGACATGAGTGGTAACACTGGAGGTCTAGTGTGGGCTAAGGGAACTGAAGCTCAAAGACCAACGGGAGTTGCTGGAGACCTGCGTTTAAATACAACCGACAACAGACTCGAATACAAAGACAACGTAAATTGGAAGAGATTTTCTGAAAATACATCAGCTGCACCTCCTGGAACACAAAACGCTGAAGTCTTTATGGTAGGAGGCGGTGGAGGCGGTGGAGCGCAAAATAATACAAGTGGTGATTATCCTGGTGGTGGAGCTGGAGGTTATACAACTACTACAGCCACTATAGCATTATATGGAAACGTAACTGTTAATGTGGGTGCAGGAGGAGCAGCAGGAGTTTATGATTCAAGTCCGGCTGGAGGAACTGGAGGAACTACAAGTATAATTAATAGTGGTACTACTTATTCAATTGCAGGTGGTACTGGGGGTTTACAAAGTTACGATGGTGGAAACGGTGGTTCAGGTGGAGGTACGGCTACTGATGGAGCTGGAGGAACTGATGGAGGAAATGGAGGAGCTTCAGATGGTACAACAAAAGGGGTAGGGCAAGGAACTACAACAAGAGAATTTGCCGATGCTGGTAGAACATTATATGCTGGTGGTGGAGGTTCTGGAAGATGGACTGTTGCAACACCTGGTGGAGCAGGTGGTGGTGGTGCTGGCCAAAGTGACAAATATAATCTGGGTGGTGGTGCAAACGGTACTACTAATTTAGGTGGAGGTGGAGGTGGAAGGTCTACTTTCCCAAACACGACACCCCCATTACCAGCGTATGCTGGTGGGTCAGGTATTGTAGTGGTAAGGGTTAACAAAAGCAGTATTACAGCAAACATAGGGGGATATTCAAGCACTAATTCAGACGCAACTTATAATTATTATGTTTTTAATAACTCCACAACAATGACAGTAACACTATAATAATGGCACACTACGCATTTTTAAATAACGACCACACAACAGAAACTCTAAGAGAAGAGCTCTACGTATTATGGGGTGAGATGGGTAATCTTACTTCTATTGAACAACCGACTGAAGAAGATGCAGCTGCGATTGAAGCTAAGCAAGCAGAGATAGACGCTAAGTATCAAGAGATAAATAATCAGCTGTGCATAGTAACCAATGTTATAACCGGAGTGCCTGAGACCTATGAGAAATCTGCTAGAGATGAAACACTAGAACAAGAGATAAGTGATTTAGAAGATAGTAGGACAGGTAAAACACAAGAAGAAGTTACAGCGATTGAGGCTGAGATACAAGTAAAGCTAGAAGAGCTTCATGCACTTCCGCCAGAAATTATAGACAACACGGTTTACTGGGAAGGGTATTATGGAAAAGGTGGACTATGCAAAAGAACTTCCTACAATACACACGGTGGTGTTAACCAAAACGATGGCACACCGTTTAGAAAAAATTATGCAGGAGTAGGGTATACTTACGACCCTGTAAGAGATGCTTTTTATGCACCACAACCATTTGGGTCTTGGTCTTTAAATGAGGATACTTGTTTATGGGAAGCACCAGTAGTTTATCCAGATGATGAAAATTCGTATATTTGGAATGAAGAAATTATTAATTGGGAATTGGTAGAATCTACAATAGAATAATATGGCAACAACAAAAGTAAGAGGACAAGTAGTAGATTTAAGAGGTGGATTGCCTGACTATTCATTAGCGGCAACAAACACAGTTACTTATTTAGATGCTGGTGGTGGAAATCAATATAACTTTAATGGGGCTTATGGTTTGTATGGTGTGGTAAATGGAACTTATGTTTTAAGCAGCGTTTCATCTAGTCACCCTATAGCTATTCTTAACAATGGCAAGACTTCTTTAATATCTTATACAGGAGCAGTAAACGAGGGTTCTCAAACAGGGCCTGACGGCAACACGTATACATATTATTCTGGAGATGTTACCATAACGGTAAGTGGAAATTTTGACGTGGTTAGTTATGCTTGTAAGGTTCATGGTTACATGGGAGGACAAAACAATTTAATATACACAAATCTACATTCAGACTTAGGTTTAAAAATTCCTACAGGAACAGCATTAAATAGACCTGCTACAGATGTAGCTGGTATGGTTAGAAACACTACGTCTGAAGCATCAGAAGGTTCAGCTTCATGTCAAGAATATTATAACGGGACGGATTGGAAAAGAATAAACAATATTGCTCTTCCAATTTTGATTGATTATTTAATTGTTGGTGGAGGAGGTTCTGGTGGAAGTATTTGGGGTAGTGCACAAAATTCTGGTGGTGGAGGAGCTGGAGGGTTAAGAACATCATTCGGTTCAACATCAGGTGGTGGCGCAAGCGCTGAATCTCAAATTCAATTGTCAGCCGGAACATATACAATAACTATAGGTGCGGGGGGTGTGCCAAGCCCACCTTCGCCATCTGGTCTTGGTCGAGGTAATAATGGTAATCTTACTTCTTTAGCCTATTCCAGCACAACGGTTCTTTCTGTATCTGGTGGTGGAAGAGGTGGAGGTCAACAACAATCATCACACTATGTAGCCCCTGGAAGTGGAGGTTCGGGTGGTGGAGCTGGTTGTTGTGTTGGTACTATAGGGTCAGGAACAGCAAATGAAGGATTTGACGGTGGTTCAAGAGACGGTTCGTTAGGAGGTGGAGGAGGTGGAGCATCTGCTGCAGGAGTTAGCGGAAGCTCAGGAGCGCAAGGAGGAAATGGATTAGCTGTATCAATTACAGGTTCGTCAGTTACTTATGCTGGTGGAGGTGGAGGAGGTGGACAAAGTATTGGTTCAACCGGAGGTACTGGAGGAGGTGGAGACGCAGGTAATGGCTCTGCTGGTGATGCGACAGCAAGCACCGGAGGTGGAGGTGGAGGTTCAAAAGGTGGAGGAAATGGTGGTTCTGGAGCAGGTGGTGTTTTTGTTTTAAGAATACCTACATTTCAATACTCAGGAACAACAACCGGAAGTCCAACTATTACAACAGACGGCACTGATACAATATTAAAATATACAGGAAGCGGAACATACGTGCAAAACTAAATTATGGCAACAACAAAAATTACAAACCCGGAATTATTTGACTTAGCAAGCTTAAACTCTGCTTTAAAGTTGCCTAGTGGAACTACTGCGCAGAGACCAACAAGTCCAAGTACAGGTGAGTGGAGATATAACACGACTACTAACTTAGTAGAGTTTTGGGATGGAGGAGAATGGAGAGATTTACAATTCGAAGATTTACCAGCAGTACCAAGCGAGAACTTTAATGTGGTTTTATATAACGGTACAAGTGCTACCCATGCTATTACAGGTGTAGGATTTAAGCCTGACTTTGTTTGGATAAAAGATAGAAGTAATGGTGAAAGCCATATATTAAACGATTCAACAAGAGGCGCAGGTAACGATTTATCATCAAACACAAACTCAGCTCAAACAAATAGGCCAACAGGTTTTGTTTCTTTTGATAGTGATGGATTTACTTTAGGTGCAGATGGCGGAGGTGTTGTTAATGATTCTGCAAGAGGGCCTTATGTAGCTTGGTGTTGGAAAGCCGGAGGAGGAACTACAAGTAGTAATACAGATGGAACGATTACAAGTACAGTACAAACAAATCAAGTTTCAGGTTTTTCAATAGTTGAGTATACAGGTAATGGAAATACATCTCAAGAAAGTTTTGGACATGGATTAAATTCTACCCCAGAGTTAATAATACAAAAAAGTATTGATACACTATCAACTTATGGAACTAATAATTGGCTTCTTGGTGGTAGCGCTGTTGGTGCAGCTGGTTCTTGGCTTGAGTTTAATTCGCAAGACGCTAAACAAACAGATAGTAATTATTGGGGTAACCAATTACCAAGCAGCACTGTTGTATATATTAGCGGAAGCGCAGAAAGAGTTCATAATGAAAGTGGTAAAAAATTTATAAATTATTGTTTTGTAGAAAAAGCCGGATATTCTAAATTTGGCACATATACAGGTAATGGTTCAGCAACAGGGCCAATTGTAAACACAGGGTTTGAACCTGCGTTTGTAATAATCAAAAGAACAGATAGTGCAGATAATTGGTCTATGACTGATAATGCAAGAAACACAACTAATCCAAGAAATAAAACACTTTTTCCAAACCTTACGCAAACTGAACTTACATCAGGATATAGTGTAAATTATTTATCTAATGGATTTCAAATAGCAGATTCTGGAGGTGGAGTAAACGCTAATGGAGGAACATTTTTATACATAGCTTTTGGTTCTGACCCGAGTGCTGCGCCAACTTTACCGGATAGTTTTGCAAATAAAATTTACTCAGGTAATGGTGGTACACAATCAATCACAGGACTAGGGTTTTCTCCGTCTTGGGTTTGGGCAAAAAGAAGAAGTGCTACTGAAGACAATGCTTGGTTTGATATTGTAAGAGGGACAGAAAAACAAATAACTTCCAATAAAACTAATGCACAAAACAACACTACAAATGCAATAAGCTCTTTTGATTCAGATGGATGGACTACAGGAGCTAACAATGCTCTTAATACTTCAGGTCAAACTTATGTTGCTTGGAACTGGAAAATTAATCCTCTTCCAACTATAAATACAGATGGAGCAATACAATCTATAGTTAGCGCAAATCAAGCAGCTGGAATTAGTATTGTTAAATGGGACGGAACGGGGTCAGCTTCTACAGTCGGACATGGATTAGGTTCTGCTCCAGAAATTATTTTTACAAAAAGATTAAATGGAAGTGGTGATTGGTATTCTTTTAGCACTTTTTTAAATTCAGGTACAAACCCTGCTTATAATTTTATTAAATTAAATTCTAGTGATGCTGAAATAGTTAATGGTTCGTCAGGTGGAAGTATTTGGAACTCAACAAGTCCAACCGCAACAGTAATAAATGTTGGTACTACATTGTCAGGTAGTTCATCGGATAGTTATATAGCGTATTGTTTTACTTCTATATCCGGGTTTAGCAAGATGGGAACTTATACTGGGAATAGCAGTACACAATCTATAACTGGCCTTGGCTTTCAGCCAAATTGGTTAATGATAAAACAAATTAATGGTTCTAACTCGTGGAGAATATTTGATAGTGCAAGAGGTTTATCTGCACCACAAACATTATTTGCTAATTTAGATTCACAACAAGATAGCGAATCAAATACAGTATCAAGTTTTGATAGTGATGGTTGGACTATGGGTAGTCAGCAAGGAGTAAATGATAATGGAGATACTTACATCTACATGGCCTTTAAAGAAAACCCAGCACCACGACCTTTAGCAGGTAATATGTCATTCCTTGTAGTCGCAGGTGGTGGTGCAGCAGGAATATATTATGGTGCTGGTGGTGGTGCAGGTGGACTTCGTACATCTTATGGAAGTACGTCAGGTGGAGGGGCTTCTGCAGAAAGCGATGTAACTTTATCAGCTGGCACTTATACAATTACAGTAGGTGCTGGTGCTACAGGTGGTTCAACTACCGCAACAACAGTTGCTTCAAGGAAAGGGACTGATTCATCTATTGCAGCTTCAAGTATAACAACTATCACTTCTTCAGGTGGTGGTGGTGGAGCAACAGGTGGTGCAGGTGGTGCAGCATATTTAACGGGAGGTAATGGAGGTTCAGGTGGAGGTGCATGGACAAATCAAGGAGCAGGTACTGGAACAGCAAATCAAGGATTCGCTGGTGGAACCGGAACAAATTTAGGTGGGTATTCAGAGGTAAATGGTGGAGGTGGTGGAGCATCATCTGCCGGTCAAAACGCTTCTTCTGCTGCAGGAAACGGAGGTGCTGGCCTTAGTGTTTCTATTACTGGTGCGTCTGTAGGATATGCTGGTGGTGGAGGAGCTGGAGGGCCAGAAGCTGGCTCAGGAGATGGAACGTTTGGAACAGGAACTGATGGAGGTGGTAATGGAGGATATTCAACTGCAGGTCAAGAAAACGGAACAAGCGGAACAGCGAACACCGGTGGTGGAGGTGGTGGAGGGTCTGCAGGTATATTAGCAGGTTCAATTGGGACAAATGGTTCAGGTGGTTCAGGAGTAGCAATATTAAGATTACTTACATCTGAATATTCAAGCTCTACAACTGGTAGCCCAACAGTAACAACAGACGGAGATTATACAATATTAACATATACAGGGAGTGGAACATACGTTCACTCATAAATAAAATTTAATTAACTTTGTAAAAATAAATTATGGCACATTTTGCAGAACTTGACGAAAATAATGTAGTAACCAAAGTAATTGTTGTACACAACAATGAGCTTATGGATGGTGAAACAGAAAGCGAAGCTAAAGGAGTAGAGTTTTGTTCTACGCTCTTTGGTCATACAAATTGGGTGCAAACATCTTATAATAATAATATAAGAAAACAGTTTGCTGGAATAGGCTATACCTACGACTCAGAGAGTGATATATTTATTGCGGCTCAGCCATACCCAAGTTGGTCTTTAGACGATAATAATGATTGGCAACCCCCAACGCCATCGCCGGAGGATGATAATGTGTACTCTTGGAACGAGGAAACTCAAAGTTGGGATTTAGTTGAACCTATAAATGATGAAACAAAATAACATGAATTTAGATTTTGAACCTACGATACTAGGAATAACAGTTTTAGTACTTAGTATATCTCAAATTAATGAGGCTTTACAAAGTTTACTTTTACTAGCAACTATAGTTTATACAATCATTAAAATTTATCAACTACTTCAAAAAAAGTGAAATACTTTAGTTATGCAGAATTTGACTCGCCTGATTTCCCTGATAGTGGTAGGAATATGGATGAGTCTTTCTTATTCCTGCTCGACAGTGCACGTCAAATTGCAGGGACACAATTCAAAATTAATTCCGGCTTCAGAACTCCAAAACATAATGCAAGGGTTGGAGGGACAGAGAACTCGTCGCATCTTAGAGGATTCGCTGCCGACATACATGCAACATCCTCTGCAGATAGATTCAAAATATTATCAGCTCTTATCGAAGTTGGATTCAATCGCATCGGAATAGCAAAAACATTTATTCATGTGGATGCTGACCCAATTAAAACAAAACACGTAATTTGGACTTATGCTTAAATTATTAAAAAAATTATTAGGATTCAGTGACTCAGGCGTAGATGGTTTAGGTCTTGAAATTAGAGAACTTATTAAAGGAAAAGAGATTGACCCTCAAAAACTAATTGAAATGCAAACTGCTATCAATGAGATGGAGGCAAAGCACAGAACAATCTTTGTTGCCGGATGGCGTCCATTTATTGGATGGGTGTGTGGTATCGCTCTTGCGTATAATTTTATTATAAGAGATATGCTGGTATGGTATATGGGAGCTGCAACAGCACCACCTGCTCTACAGATGGAGCATCTTATGACAGTTCTTGTAGGTATGCTTGGATTAGGTGGTATGAGAACGTTTGAAAAATTAAATAATAAATCTAATTAAATGGCAAAGTCGATGTCAGCAATCCTTTACGAGAAACCAAAAACTCGTAGACCAGGAGTACATGCTAAAACTAAAACATCTAAAGTAAAATCATCTAAGTATTACCAGAAAAAATATAGAGGTCAAGGCAGGTAATTTATTTATATCTTTGTATAAATTAAATTTAATCTAATGGATATTCGTAAAATCTCAATAGGGCCAAACTATAAGTCTGATGCTATGCATTATATAGTAGGTCAAGATGTCTTGGGTGGGAAGTATTTTATTCACTTAATACAGTATGTTGAGCGAAGTGATAGTGTCAAAATCTGGATACAAAGAGAGGGAGAGATATTACTCTGGAAAGAGTTTAACTCAAACATGCCGGTGTCAATAGAATATAATATAAACTTTTAATGAGGTCACCTTTTTATTTTATCGTAAAGCCACTTGATGATAAAAGATATACCAATACAAAAGACATAGATGGTATGGATTTTATAACAAGTACCTCTGAGGAAAACCACATGGCTTCTAACAGGCAAGGCGTAGTTGTAGCTACACCGCTTGGTTATGAAGGAGAGATAGAAGTGGGGGATTTACTTTTAGTTCACCATAATGTATTTAAGTTTTATAATGATATGAAAGGGAGAAGGCAGAGTGGTAAGAGTTTTTTTAAAGATGATTTATTTTTTATAGAGGACGACCAGTTCTTTATGTACAAACATAATGACCAGTGGGTTTGTCATGATAGATATTGTTTTGTTAAACCTGTGCCTGTTGAAGAATCATTTATAATGAAGCTTGGGAAAGAAGAACCATTGATTGGTATTATGAAATACCCAAATAAATATTTATCTTCACAAGGAGTCAAGAGTGGAGATAAAATATCGTTCAAGCCAGAGAGTGAATATGAATTTACGGTAGACGATGAAAAGCTTTATAGAATGTATGACCATCAAATAACAATGAAGTTATGAAGTCAGAGGATTTAAAAAAAGAAATTATACATGCAGGGCGTAGAGCTGTAGAGCAACTGATAAAGGTAGCGAAAGAAGATATTATAAAGCCTGACCCAGACGATGAGTTGGCGGCAGATAGACTGAAGAACGCAGCAGCTACAAAAAAACTAGCTATATTCGATGCGTTTGAGATATTAAATAAAATAGATTTAGAAGAAGAGGTTATTAACTCTGGAGGACAAGTAAATAAAACAGATACAAAACAAGGATTTGCAGAACGAAGGTCAAAATAAATTATATCAGGTAATAAAAGATTACATTCCTAAATCTGTTCTTACAAAAAAGAATAGAGCTAAGACGTGGTTATACGGTTATAGTGAAAAGTATGACTTAGTAGTAATATCTAGAAATGGAACAATAGGTCAGATAATAAATATAAATGGTTTAGCAATTGGACTACCTAAAGAGCCAAAGGAGTTGTTTAAACGTTCTGATAAAAAAGAGGAGCAGTACTGGGAAAGGCAAGAACTACCTAAAGATTTATCTAGAATTAATTCTATATTTCAGTGGAACGACAGACCTTCTGCATTTAAAAACAAATGGGTAGATTATATAGAGTCGGAGTTTGATAGAAGAGAGTTAGGTTTCTGGTTCTACAATAATGGAAAATCAACTTACATTACAGGTTCTCATTATATGTATCTACAATGGACAAGTATAGATGTTGGATATCCAGATTACCGTGAGGCAAATAGAATATTTTTTATATACTGGGAAGCTTGTAAAGCAGACAAGAGATGTTTTGGAATGGACTATCTTAAAATAAGACGTTCAGGGTTTTCTTTTATGGGGTCATCTGAGTGTGTGAATACAGGAACGCTTGCTAGAGATTCAAGGGTTGGTATATTATCTAAAACTGGTTCGGATGCAAAAAAAATGTTTACGGATAAGGTTGTTCCTATAGCAAATAGACTTCCATTCTTTTTTAAACCTATACAGGATGGTATGGATAAACCAAAAACTGAATTAGCCTTCAGAGTTCCAGCTTCTAAAATAACCAAGAAGAATATGCATGAGGTTATGGATGATGAGTTAACAGGATTAGACACAACGATTGACTGGAAGAACACGGATGATAACTCTTATGATGGTGAAAAGCTTTTGCTTTTAGTTCATGATGAATCGGGTAAGTGGTTAAAACCAAATAACATTCAAAATAACTGGCGTGTCACCAAGACTTGTTTAAGGTTGGGTAGCAAGATAATCGGTAAGTGTATGATGGGGTCAACTTCAAATGCGCTTAGTAAAGGTGGAGAAAACTTTAAACGTTTGTTTGAGGATTCAGATTTAAAAACACGTAATGCAAATGGTCAAACTAAATCAGGACTGTATAATCTATTTATTCCAATGGAGTGGAACATGGAAGGTTTTATTGATAGGTTTGGTATGCCAGTGTTTAGAAAGCCAGAGAAAAAAATTAAAGGAGTAGATAATGAGTGGATAACAAATGGAGCTATAGATTATTGGGAAGCAGAGGTAGAGTCATTAAAAAAAGACGCAGACGCACTTAATGAATTTTACAGACAGTTTCCTAGAACAGAGTCACACGCATTTAGAGACGAGAGCAAGTCATCGCTGTTTAACTTAACTAAGATATATCAGCAGATAGATTATAATGATTCTCTTATTATGGAGCATCATATAACTAGAGGTAGATTCTACTGGAAGGATGGTATAAAAGATTCAGAGGTGATATGGACTCCAGATTCTAGGGGAAGATTTAAGGTGTCGTGGACTCCTAAAAGAGGTTTGAATAATAGAAAGGTTAAAAAACATGGAGTATATTTTCCAGTAAACGAACACATAGGAGCATTTGGCTGTGACTCGTATGATATATCTGGAACAGTTGGTGGTGGTGGTTCTAATGGAGCTCTGCATGGTTTGACTAAATATAATATGGATGAAGCTCCAAGCAATGAGTTTTTCTTAGAATATGTGGCTAGGCCACAAACAGCAGAGATATTTTTTGAAGAAGTGTTGATGGCTTGTGTGTTTTATGGAATGCCTATACTTGTAGAGAATAATAAACCAAGATTGTTGTATCATTTTAAAAACAGAGGTTATAGAGGGTTTAGTATGAATAGACCTGATAAGCATTATAATAAACTTTCCAAAACAGAAAAAGAACTTGGAGGTATACCTAACACCTCTGAGGATGTAAAGCAATCACACGCAGCAGCTATAGAATCATATATTGAAAAGCACGTAGGTATAGATTTAGATGGACATCATCGAGCTGGTGATGAAATGGGAAGTATGTATTTTTTAAGGACTTTAGAAGACTGGGCTAGATTTGATATTAGCGCTAGAACTAAGTTCGATGCTAGTATTAGTTCAGGGCTTGCAATTATGGCAAATCAAAAGCATGTTTATTTGCCTGAGAAAAAACAATCAAAAATAAGTCTTAACTTTGCAACATATAATAATAAAGGAACATTAAGTGAATTAATTAGATGAAAGAGGTAAACATAAACATTTCATCTGTAGGATTCCCTAGTCAGTTTGTATCTGATGCTGAGAAAGCAACCGATGAGTTTGGTTTACAAATAGGGCAGGCTATTCAATATGAGTGGTTTCGTAAAGATTCTAACGGATGTAGATACTATAGTCAGTGGAGGGACTTTAACAGGTTACGCCTTTACGCAAGAGGCGAACAGTCGGTAGCAAAATATAAAAACGAATTAGCCGTTGATGGTGATTTATCTTACCTTAATTTAGATTGGACTCCAGTCCCTATTATTCCAAAGTTTGTAGATATAGTGGTTAATGGTATGTCTGACAGACTTTTCAAAGTAAAAGCTTACGCTCAAGATGCTATTTCACAAGAAAAAAGAAGTAAGTTTCAGAAAATGATTCAAGGGCAAATGGATGCTAAAGAAGCTTTAACAATTATACAGGATGGAACTGGTTTCAATCCTTTTACTATGAATCCAGATGATTTGCCAGCGAGTGACGAAGAGTTGTCACTGTATATGAATTTAAATTATAAACCAGCCATAGAGATTGCTGAAGAAGAGGCGATTGATACAATGTTTGCCGAGAATCATTATGACGACATTCGTAAGCGTTTAGATTACGATATGATGGTGACGGGTATGGCTGTAGCAAAACACGAGTTTCTTCAAGGAAGCGGAGTACAGGTTTCGTATGTTGACCCAGCAAATGTGGTATACAGTTATACTGAAGACCCTCACTTTAAAGATTGTTTTTATTGGGGAGAAATTAAAACTGTTCCTATTGCGGAGTTAATGAAAATTGACCCTACGCTTACAAATGATGATTTAGAAAAAATATCAAAATACAGTCAAAGCTGGTATGATTATTTTAATGTTGCTCAATTTTATGAGAACGATATATTTTATCGTGACACTTGTACATTAATGTATTTTAATTATAAAACCACAAAAAAGATGGTTTATAAGAAAAAAGTTAATGACAATGGTAATATTAAAATGATTGAAAAGGAAGACACTTTTAATCCTCCAGTAGACATGATGGAGGAAAATAATTTTGAGAAAGTAGAAAAAACTATTGACGTGTGGTATGATGGAGTTATGGTTATGGGAACAAACATTGTTTTAAAATGGGAGCTTGCTAAAAACATGGTAAGACCTAAGTCTTCATCTCAACATGCAATACCTAATTATGTGGCTTCAGCACCTAGAATGTATAAAGGAGTTATTGAGTCTTTAGTTAGAAGAATGATTCCGTATGCTGATTTGATTCAGATGACTCATTTGAAATTACAACAGGTCATAGCTAGGACAGTTCCTGATGGAGTATATATAGACGCAGATGGTTTAAACGAAGTTGATTTAGGGACAGGAGCGGCATATAATCCAGAAGATGCATTAAGGCTTTATTTCCAAACAGGTTCTGTAATTGGTAGGAGTTATACGCAAGAAGGAGATTACAATCAAGGTAAAATTCCTATACAGCAACTTACAAGCAATTCAGGAGCATCTAAGACACAAATGCTTATTGCTAACCTTAACCACTACTTAGACATGATACGTGCTGTAACAGGCTTAAATGAAGCGAGAGATGGTACTATTGCTAACTCTGACGCTTTAGTAGGTGTTCAAAAGTTAGCTTCATTAAGTTCTAATACCGCTACTCGTCATATATTAGATGGAAGTCTTTACATATATAGAACGTTGGCTGAGGCTTTAACTTACAGGGTAGCGGATATTTTAGAATATTCTGATTTTAAAGAAGACTTTATAAATAAAATAGGAAAATACAATGTTGGTATACTTGGAGAGATATCTGATTTATATATATATGACTTTGGAGTCTTTATTGAATTGTCTCCAGATGAAGAACAGAAAGCTATGCTTGAGCAAAATATTCAAATGGCATTATCTAAAAATGACATTAATCTTGAAGATGCTATTGATATACGTGAAATTAAAAATCTTAAACTTGCAAACCAATTGCTTAAAGTAAAACGTAAAGCCAAGCAAGAGCAAGATGAGCAAAGAGACATGAAGAAACAAGCGATGATAAATCAGCAACAACTTCAGTCTCAACAAATGAAAGCTCAAATGGATGCTCAAAAAGTTCAAATGGAAATGGAAGCTAAGATTAAGTATAGACAAGCAGATATACAATTTGAAATTCAAAAACAAGCAGCTGAAGCGGAATTAAAAGCTCAGTTAATGCAGAAAGAGTTTCAATATAGTATGCAGCTTCAGGGTATGACACAAGAGCAATTAGGTATGAGAGAGAGTGCGAAAGAAAAAGCCAAAAGCGACAGAATAAGTCAACAAAGCACTGAACAATCCGAGCTTATAAATCAACGTAAAAATAATTTACCCCCTAAGAATTTTGAGTCTAACGAAGACTCCTTGGATGGGTTTGACCTAGCAGAATTTGAGCCAAGATAGTGTTTAAATTTTATGTAACTTTGCAATTAAATTAAATTAAATCAAATGGATATTAAAGTAAGAGAAGTAACGGCTGAAGAAAAGTCGTCTCAACAAATAGAACAAGAACTCCTTGATAAGCATGAGGAGAAACAGCAGGAAGAAACTGCGCAAGTCGATTCTACAGAAACACAAGAAGAAACTGTAGAGCAGGATAATATAACAGAAGACAATTTAAATGAAGTTGAATCTTCTGAAGAGCAAGAAACTTTAGCTCCAAAAGAGTTAGATGAAAACGAAGTTCTTTCATATATTGGAAAAAGATATGGTAAGGAAATCAATTCAATTGATGAGTTGGTTAGCAAGCGTGAGGAAAGCGAACCGCTTCCTGAAGACGTTGCTGCTTACCTAAAGTATAAAAAAGAAACTGGACGTGGTTTTAATGATTTTGCAAAATTGCAAAAAGATTATTCTGATTTAGGTCCAGACTCTTTGCTACGTGAGTATTATTCTATAACAGAAGAAGGTTTAGATTCTGAAGATATAGATTTATTGATGGAAGATTTTGTTTATGACGAAGATGTTCATGAACCAACTGAAATTAAAAAAATAAAACTAGCAAAGAAAAAAGAGATTGCTAAAGCTAAAAAGTTTTTACGTCAACAACAGGAACAATACAAACAGCCCCTTGAGTCAAGGGAAAGTTCTGCCTCTGTAAATAACGATGAACTAATAGAATATAGGCAATATTTAGAGTCAGCTAAAACACATCAAGAAGAAGCAACTCAGAAAAGAGAATGGTTCGTTAAAAAAAGTGACGAAGTATTCAGCTCCGAATTTAAAGGTTTTAAATTCAACGTGGGAGAAAATGAGTTAGTGTATACCCCAGGTAGTGCTTCTGAACTTAAAAAAGCTCAAGAAAGTCCTTTAAATTTTATAAATAAATATATGGATTCACAGGGTTTTATGAAAGATGCAGAAGGATACCATCGTGCTTTAGCTATTGCAATGAATCCTGAAAAGTTTGCTAAGTTCTTTTACGAACAAGGGCAATCACAGGCAACTGATGATGTAATACGTAAAACAAAAAATGTCAATATGACTGAGCGTAGTGCACCAGAAGTTTCTGTAAAATCAGGTTTTCAAGTGAAAGCAGTTTCTCAGCCTTCGAGCAAAGGACTGCGAATTAAGAGTATAAAAAAAACGTAATAATAATTTAAAATAATATAACATGGCAGGACAAGTAAAAGCAACGCCAACATTCGCGTTGACTCCGAGTTCAGAAAGAACTCCAACAGCCCAAAACTATATTGTAAATTTTGATTTCTTAAATCAGTATCTTCCTGATACGTATGAAAAAGAATTTGAAAGATACGGTAATAGAACGATTTCTTCATTCTTAAGAATGGTAGGAGCGGAAATGCCTACAAACTCAGACCTTATCAAATGGGCAGAGCAAGGTAGGTTACACACGAAATATACAAGTGTAGGTACAGCAGCAGCAGCAGCAGCTGACCAAGCTGTATTTCAAGTAAACGATGCAATTGACCCAGCAACTGCTGAACAAGTAATCAGAGTAGGACAAACAATTGTTGTTGTTCAAAACAATGGTTCAGGTATGAACAAAGCAGTGGTAAGTGCAGTAAACAATGCCGGTGGTGGTAAAGGACAGTTCACAGCTGACTTTTATGAAGCAGGTGGTTTAGTAACTGCAGGTACTGGAGCTGGTAACGCAGACGTTACAGTATTTATTTACGGTTCAGAATTTAAAAAAGGAACAGCAGGTATGGTAGGTTCATTAGAAGCTAATGACTTTATCTTCGATAACAAACCAATCATTATTAAAGATACGTATAACGTAGCTGGTTCTGATATGGCGCAAATCGGATGGGTAGAAGTTACTACTGAAGATGGTGCTACTGGTTACCTATGGTACTTAAAGTCTGAGCACGAAACAAGATTAAGATTCGATGACTATTTAGAAACAGCTATGATTGAAGCTGTACCTGCAGAGCAAAACTCTGGAGCTGCTGCAATCTTAGGAAGCGCAGGTGGTGCTGCTAACCCAGGTGCTGGGTCAGACGGTATTTTCTATGCGGTTTCTCAAAGAGGAAACATCTGGGATGGTGGTAATCCAACTACTCTAGCAGATTTCGATTCTATAATCAGTAGATTAGATAAGCAAGGTTCTATTGAGGAAAACGTTATTTTCCTTAACAGACAATTTGGATTTGACATTGACGATATGTTAGCAGCACAAAACTCTTACGGAGCAGGTGGTACTTCTTATGGTCTATTTGACAATGACGAAGAAATGGCTTTAAACTTAGGATTCACAGGATTCAGAAGAGGTTACGACTTCTACAAAACTGACTGGAAATACCTAAATGACCCTACAATGAGAGGTGGACTACCAACTGGTGCTGGTTCAGGTAAAATCAATGGACTATTAGTTCCAGCTGGTTCAACAAGTGTTTATGACCAAATTCTTGGTAAAAACGCTAAGAGACCTTTCTTACATGTTAGATATAGAGCTTCAGAAACTGAAGACAGAAGATATAAGACTTGGATTACTGGCTCTGCTGGTGGTGCTGCAACGTCGGATATTGATAACATGCAAGTAAACTTCTTGAGTGAGAGAGCTGTATGTACTTTAGGTGCAAACAACTTCTTCTTATTTCAAGACTAGTAATTAAATATTAGGGGCGTAGCAATGCGCCCCTTTTTTAAATAATAAAATTAAATTAAATCAAATGAAAAAAGAAAAGACAAGTCCTAAAATGGACACAGTAAAAATTACTCCCAAAAAATCTACACCAAAATTCGTAGATAAACAATATAAACTTACAAGAGAAACAGCTCCCTTATCTTTGATATTAGCATCAAGGCATACAACAAGGTTTCCGTTGTTACACTTTGATGAGGACACAGGTCTAAACAGGCCTTTGAGATATGCAAGAAATCAAAACTCTCCTTTTCAAGATGAGCAAGATGATAACGCTATCATTGAGCCTATTGTATTTGAAGATGGATTCCTACATGTTCCAAAGAATAATCAAGTATTACAAAAATTTATGGATTTACATCCAGGAAAAGATAGACTATTTGTAGAAGTTAATAGAGCAAAAGAAGCTGCAGAATTAGTTGAAGACTTAAACTTAGAAGTCGATGCTTTAATAGAAGCTAGACAACTGACAGTTGAACAAGTTGAAAACGTAGCTAGAGTTTTATTTCAAAAAGATGTTTCTAAGGTTACTACTGCAGAGTTAAGAAGAGATATATTAATATTTGCTAGACAAAACCCTAGTGGTTTTATGAATTTATTGAAAGACCCAGCTCTTAAATTTAATGCTGACATACAAAACATTTTAGATAAAAATCTAATACAGTTAAGAAATAATAAAAAGGAGGTGTGGTTTAACACAGATTCAAATAAAAAGAAAATGTGCAACATACCATACGGTGAAGACCCTTTATTTATAATAGGTTCATACTTTCAAAGTGATGATGGATTAGAGTCTTTTAAACATTTAAAAGCTTTAGTAAAAAATTCGTAACTTTGTTTTAGAAAAAATTTATTCCTTCCTTTACTATCGACAGCGAGAAAGCATCTAATTCTTAGATGCTTTTTTATTTTATGTATCTTTGTAAAAAGATTTTCAAATGATAAATTCTGTAAGAAATACTGTACTTGCTATTATCAATAAAAATAACTACGGATATATATCTCCTGGTGATTTTAATTTATTTGCTAAACAAGCGCAGTTAGATATATTTGACGAATATTTCATAAGATATAATCAGCAAATTAACGAAGAGAACGCAAGGATATCTGGAACTGGTTATGCTGATATTAAAAAAGGATATGAAGAGGTTATTGATACTTTTTCTATAACATCATTTTTAACTCAAAAAACTCAAAACGTTTATTTTTTACCATCAGCTTCAACAACGGGTTCTGATTATTATTTATTAAATAAAGTATTATGTTTTACTGGCGGTGTTTTAAAAGGTGAAGCAGAAAAGGTTACACACAGTAAAATTACTATGTTAAATAGTTCGCTTTTAACTTCTCCATCCACTATCTTCCCGGCTTATACTCAAGAAGCAGATGAGGTGTCAATTTATCCAAATACTTTTAATGGGGTAAATGATGTACAGGCTCAATACATAAGATACCCTTTAGACCCTAAATGGACGTATGTAACATTATATGGGGGTGAACCATTGTTTGACCAAACACAAGCAGATTATCAAGACTTTGAATTACCAATAGATGATTCTAATAATTTAGTAGCTAAAATATTGCAATACGCTGGAATATCAATAAGAGAAGCTGATGTTTTTCAATTTGGACAAGTACAAGACCAACAACAAAATCAAACTAATCTTTAATTATGGCATATATAAATCAAAGAAAATATTATACTAATGATGGTGTAAATCCTACGGATACTAACTGGGGGTCTTATCAGTATGTAAGTTTAGAAGATGTGGTAAAAAACTTTCAATTAATGTATGCTGGTAACCATGGCTTAGTAAACAATGTCAATAGGTTTAAAATATTATTTCACGCAAAACGAGGTATTCAAGAACTTAATTATGATGCTTTTAAAGAAATAAAAGCATTGGAGCTTAAGGTTTTTGATGATTTAAGATTTGTTTTACCAGCTGATTATGTAAATTGGGTTAAGCTTTACCTGTTAAAAGACAATGTGTTGAGAGAATTAACTGAAAATATACAAGTGCAATCAGCAGTTTCTTTTATTCAGTCTTCTGCCGATAATTTTACTTATGACAGTGAAGGCAATGCTACCGTTGTTGAATCAAATTTAGATTCAGAAAGAAAAGATGGTTCTTTAAAAAGTATTTATCTAAATGACGAAATAGATGAGAATGTAAATCCAAACGTTAACAACTATGACTCTGATATTTACAACTACAGAATCGGCGCAAGATATGGTTTAGAAACTGAAACAGCAAACATAAACCCTACGTTTACTATAGATAAAAAAGCTGGTGTTATTAATTTTGATTCAACTATGGCAAACCAACAGTGTGTGCTACAGTATATATCTGATGGAATGGAAAATGGTGATGACTCTAAAATAAGCGTTAATAAATTATTTGAAGAATATATTTATGCTTACATTCAATATGCTTTATTAAATAGTAAATTTGGAGTTCAAGAGTATATAGTTAATAGAGCAAGAAAAAATAAACAAGCTTTATTGAGAAATGCTAAAATCAGATTGAGTAATATTCACCCAAGCAGATTATTAATGAATCTGAGAGGTGAGGATAAGTGGTTAAAATAAGATGGCAAACATTCAGAGAAATTTTATAGCGGGCCGTATGAATAAAAGCCTTGATGAAAGGCTTGTCCCAAATGGAGAGTATATAAATGCTGTAAATGTAAGACTTGGTTCTACTGAAGATTCTGAGATTGGTGCTGTTGAAAATTCAAAAGGAAATTTACCGCTAACAGAACTACAATATGTTGACGGAACTAAATTGAGCTCACAGGCTAGGTGTATTGGTGCGTTTGAAGATGGAGCTAATTTAGCCTTATATTGGTTTGTTCATGACCCAGCTTTTACTCAAGGTGCTACGGGTAAATTAGACTTAATAATTTCATTTGATGTAGAAACCGGTCAATTAATATACCACGTAATAAGTATTAATGACGGGAATGGCATAAACACTACGCTAAACTTTAACCCAAATTTCTTAATTACAGGAGTTGATAAAATAGATAATCTATTATTTTTTACTGACAACACTAACCCTCCAAGAGTTATTAATATTAATCAAAATTATGGAGACCCTTTACTTGGTGTAAATGTTGATGTATTTAATCAGGATGATATTTTAGTAATAAAAAAACCTCCCACAAGTGCTCCAACAATATTACCATATTTTGTTTCAAGTATTACAGATGCTTATTTAGAAGATAAGTTTTTATGTTTTGCTTACAGGTATAAGTATGCGAATAATGAATTTTCAGCTATTTCTCAGTTTAGTGAGCCAGCATTTACGCCTGGTAATTTTGATTTCACCACAAATAGTTATTTAAATGAAGGAATGGTAAATCAAAACAATGCCGTTTCAATTACATTTAATACTGGTAGCAGCAGTGTAACAGATGTTCAGTTATTGTTTAAAGAAGCAGATAGCACGTCTATAAAAGTTATAAAAACTCTTAACAAAAAGAAAGATTTAGGAAGTATTAACAATACAAATACGGATTATCAATTTACAAATAGAGAAATATTTACCGTATTGCCTGACTCTGAAATTCTAAGACTTTTTGATAATGTTCCACAGTTAGCTAAAGCTCAAACTTTAATGGGTAACAGGCTGATGTATGGAAATTACATGGAGGGGTATGATTTGAAAGATAGTGCTGGAGCTAATATAGAGTTAGATTTTACTGCAACATTTAAGTCAGACCCTATAGCACTTATTGACACATCAGCGCACACAAGTACTGGACAATTTACATATACTCCTACATCTACAAGTAAATCTATTTCAGATTCAGTATTATATGTTGACTTAAGTCCTTTAATGACCGGTGAATCTAAATTAAAAAAAGGAACAAGATTAACTTTAAATTTTGGTATAACATTTTTTGAATTTGAACAAGTTTTTGGCTCAGCTCCAACACCAACTACAGCTATATTTGAGCTTAGTTGGTCTTATACTTTGATAGATGATTATACTACTGTTTATGATTTTGTTAATAGTGTAGATTTTCAAGAAAAGATAGGAACTGATGGGGTAAATGGAACAATACAAACCGTTGCCAATGCACAAGCTGGACTTGGTAATACTTTAACAGATGTCTTTAACAGAACTGTGCCTGAAAATTTAGATTCTACTTATAGCTTGTTACAAACAGGAATAACTTCTGCAACTTCAACGTTTCCAAGCGCTGGTCAATCTTTAGTAGCTACAGCAAGTACTTCCTCAAATGTTTTACAAATACAAAACTTAGCGGCTCTTTATAGTGATGGAGTAGCACAATCAGGTTACGCTTACTGGGGCATAGTAAATGAAACTGCTTCTTTTAGAGATAGCGCAAGCGCTGAAAGTTTACACAGTAATAGAGGTTATGAGGTAGGTATTATTTACATGGATGATTACAACCGAGCATCAACAGCTTTAGTAAGTAATGCTCCAGGAGGTTCAGGAGCTTCATTTAACATTCCATGTAGCAATTCTATTGACAGAAACTATATAGAAGTAGAAATACCACCATCAATGAAAGCTCCGGCTTGGGCAACAAAATATAAATTTGTTGTAAAACCTACTAAAGACACCTATGAAACAATTTATAGTAATGTTGCTTATAGAGACACAGTTTCAAGTTCAAGTTACTTTTTATTAGATGGTGAAAATGCAGCTAAAGTTGAAGCGGGTGACACATTAATTGTAAAGGCCGATAATACAGGACCAACTACTAGATGTATAAGAACAACTGTTTTAGAAAAAGAAGCTCAGTCCAGTGGTTTTATATCTATATTTGACGCGTCGGGAACTGCGGTTGATGTTATAGGTGGTGTTTATATGAAGATAAACGCTTCTAATTTTTCATCTATACAAGACCCTAATGCTGTTATTGCAATTGACCCTATTAAAAAAACATGTACTACAAGTGGCGACATACCTACTGTAGCGTTTCCTTTTTTTACAACCGTAAATAGACAAGCTCCTTTAACTTCTACTTATGATGTTTACGATGTTCCCGTTGGAAGTAGAATAGTCATGAGGGTAGAAATGAGGAGAAATGGAGCTGGAACTGGTGCAGGAGGAAGACAGAATTATACGCTTGAACAAACGTTAACAGCATCAACTAGTTATACTAATGCGGCTAATTGGTTTATTGGTGATAATGTTGCTAGTATTTTAAATAGTGGAATAAAAAATCCAGGACAACAACAAGTCATAAACAACACGTTTGTTTCACCACAGGTTACTAATGGAGCTCCTCCTTTTGTAACTGCTAATGTAAATAAAGGTTGTAAAAATATATCTGAACTAAATGCTTCTACTTATTTTGGAGGAGGTACACCTTCACCTTTAGATTTTAATGAAAATTTTTATTACAGAATTTATGAAGACTCTAATACGCAAGACTCTAGTGGAAACAATTTAATATATCTTTTAGTTTCTGGGCCTTTGTCTTATGGTGGTACAGAAAATACCGAATCTATGCTTGAAGTTTCATTTACTGTATATAGAGGTGATGGAGCTACTTATGTGTTTGAAACTGAAGCACAAGACGCTTTACCAGATGCCTGGTATGAAAACAGTCAATCATTTGATATTAGTAATGGACTACATTTAGGAAATGTACAAAACCAAACTTCTTTTCAATCAGCAATTGTAAACCCTGGATTTACAAATTGTTATAGTTTTGGAAACGGTGTTGAAAGCTATAGGATTAGAGACTCTATAAAAGGTAAATCTTTTAATTTAGGAAACAGAATTTTTACAACATCTAACGAAGAATTTAAAGCAGCTCACAGGTTTGCTGACATTACATACAGTGGTGTCTTTAATGATGAATCAAATGTAAACAGATTAAATGAATTTAACTTAGGATTAGTAAACTTTAAGCCGCTTGAAGAAACGTATGGAGATGTTGAGATATTATTTGCAAGAAAAACAGATATTTTAGTATTACAAGAAGACAAGATATCTTATGTACTTGCTGGTAAAAATTTATTATCAGATGCTACTGGAGGTGGTGTAGTTACTTCCGTTCCTGAAGTTTTAGGCACACAAATAGCAAGAGTAGAAGAGTTTGGAATTAGTAATCACCCAGAAAGTTTTGCAACATTTGGTGAAAATAAATATTTCTCTGATGCAAAAAGAAACGTTATAATAAAATTAACGGGTAGTTCTGCTCAAAACGAAATACTAACTGTAATATCTAATGAAGGTATGAGAAGTTGGTTTAGAGATTTATTTGCAGAAGCATCAGCAACACAGAAACTAGGAGGTTACGACCCTTATATGCAAGAATATGTGTTTACAACTAATACAATTGTAAAACCAGAGACTGAAATATGTACTGCTTGTGGTGTTACAAAAAACATTACCATTGTTGCAGGACAAGAATTTGTTTATTGTGTTGAACTAGGAGAGACAACAGGGCCTCCATCAAAAACATATTTTGTTGAAATTGATTATGTTATTCCATTTGAAAATACAGATTTAATAGTAACTGAAGGAACTGAACAACAAATAGTTTCAGAAGCAGGTGTAGATATTGAAACAGAAGGACAGGTTTCAGGTACAGGATATATAGTTCAAGCAATATATGATGGTGTTACTTATTCAACAGGTATAGTTTATCAAAGCGGAACGCTTAAGTTTCCAAAACCAAATCCAACTCCAACTGAAGTTGTTATGATTATTTCATCTGATTCAATTGTAAACGACACAATTCAAGTGACAGTTAAATGTCCTGAAGAAGAGTTGTTTAGTGTATACAGTATTACTCTTAGCACAAATGCTAACGCAGGTCAATTTACACACACTGAATTTAGTTGGTCAGATTCAACTGTAAGTTCTCCAACACAATCAGATTTAGTTACATTTTTAGCAAGTCCAAGCGACCCGATAATTTCACAATACAGAGAGTTAGAAGGCCCTCAAGCTTCAGGAGTAATACCTCCAGATGGAGCAGTTATTACAATGAGAAGTAATAAATTAAATTTTGACAACTTCCAGTTTGACCCTACTGAAAATGAATTTAGATATTTAAGAACTGATGCATTGTTTGAAAATAATCCAACTGATATAAGTATATTATTAGCTGCATCTGTGCAAGCAACTCCAATAAATTCGAGTGGCGCTCCTACATTGTATAGCGCTCAATTTGGTTTACCAGCTAATGGTAATAAGTTATATTTAATTTATGATTTAAGAAACGCTATAGGTCAGCAGCTTTGTTATTCAGCGGTAAGCATATTTGATTCGTGTTGTAATTGTACGTTTACTCCAGCCCCAACACCTAGTCCAACACCAAGCCCTACACCAGCGCCTGCACCAGTATATGATTATTTCTTAGGTATAGATTGTGTAAGCTTACAAGCAGTTTATTTGAAAGCAAATCAAACATTAGGAATTGTAGTTGGTGATGAGGTTCAATATAAATTTGGTTCAACTAATGGTTGTGCATCATTATATGATGTAGGAGGGTCAGGACAAAATGGAGAAGTAATAGTTCAGGTAGCAGGATGTGGAGACTCAAGATGTTCAGGATAAATGGTTAACTTTGTAAAATTGTAAATGGCAACAACAGGAACATATTATTATAGCTCAGCAAGTTTTTCTACGGCTACAGCATTATTTACAGATGCAGCTCTAACTACTTTTGCTTCTGACGGTTGGTATTCAGACCAATCAATTGTAAGGCAGCAAGCCTCAGGTGTTTTGTTTGCAGAAGATGATTGTCCAAATTGTGGAACACCTACACCGACGCCAACTCCAGTTGTTTATGATTATAGAGTGTATACGGCGTGTGATGGCATAGCTAGTGATGAAGTGTTTAGAATAGTTCAAGGAGGAACTTTCCCGGTTTCTGTATCTTATAATAGTATTTGTTATTACAATCCTCAAGCTACTGGATTAACTTCTACTATAAATGTAAATGGTCTTGTTAGCTATACTGATTGTGCTGCTTGTGGTACGACTCCTGCTCCAGGCCCAAGCCCAAGTCCGACTCCAAGTCCGACTCCAACGCCTGTGCCTACTGTAACTTATGATTTCAGAGAATACAATGTGTGTGGAACTTCTGTTACTAAAGTATTTAGAAAAGTTTCAGGTAGCTCATTCCCAGCTGTTGTTAAGGATAGTAACTTGTGTTATGAAAATCCTTCAACAACAAGCTTGACAAGTACTAATGATATTGTGGACACTTACGTTGATTGTGCTACTTGTGAGGCTACAACTCCGAGTCCAAGTCCAACGCCTAGTCCAACACCTACACCAAGTCCAACACCAGCTGTAAGTGGAACACAAATATTTTCCACATATACAGTGGGTAATGGAGTAGGAAACTCAGCTACTGCGTGTGTTGCGCAAGCAACTAACAGTATGTATACTTCAAGAGCTAATGTCGCTTCAATACAAACAGGAGATATTATATATACAAATTCAGGATTGACAAATGTGTGGAATGGTGGATTGAATTTCTATGGTGTAACAAACGTAAATGGTCATTATCCAAACTTAGATAATGGGTATGCTTTACTGATTAATTCATTAGGTGCTGTTGATGCAGTTGTAAATTGTACTCCAACACCAAGTCCAACACCAGCTCCAGCTGCTGCTACATTCCAAGATGTTGAAATAAGACAATGTTTTACTACAACACCAACTTACAAAGTAAGAGTTACAGGTTTAACAGCGCCAACTTTAGCTAATGGTATAGTGATAGAAATAACAGGTGCTGCTAGTGCGCCAAACCCAGAGTTTACTGGCTCAACTTGTTGGGAAATAATTGATAATGCTGCAACTTCTTATGATTCATCTGCTGTATTAAACTCTGCATATAGTAGTTGTGGTGGATGTGGAGCAACACCGGTTTATGATTATGCTACATATACTGAATGTCAAACATCAACAACAGCGGTATTTAGAAAACAAAGCACAACAGCTAGTTTCCCTAGTTTTATAAAATACAACAACATTTGTTACTCTAATCCTGTTTCAACTACTGCGACATCAAGTGTTGATGTAGAATCTTTAAGTAGTTTTAATAACTGTTTAGATTGTGAAAACCCATCAATGTTTATTAATGCTCTTCCTCAGCAAGGTTATACTGAAGCTGCGGCTTGTAATGCAAGAACAGATTACTTTGTGTTCTCTGATAGAGCAACAGTTGGTCAAATAATTGTTGGAGATACATTATATGTGAACTCTTCTAAAACCACTGTGTTTAACGGAGGTTTAGAATGGTATAGCATTTCAAATACACAGGGGTATTTACCGCAACCATCAAATGATAAATATTTAATTCTTTCGACAGGGGTTGTTCAAGCTATAACTACGTGTGCCACTCCAACACCAAGTCCAGTTCCAGCGCCAACGCCACCGCCAACTACTAATATTCAAATTAGAGATTGTAATAATTCTAGTTCAACTGCATTTGTAACTGTGACCGGAACTTATGCTTCTAATGCAATTGGTATATCGCTTAAAATTAGTGGAGGCGGCGGAGGTTCTTGTGGTTCAGGATTTAATGGAACAAAATGTTGGGAAATTATAGCTGTAAACACTGTGAGTGATTGTAGCGTAACAACTGTTTCAGTGCAAAGTAGTTGTGGTGGATGTACACCAGCGACACCAAGTCCAACACCTAGTCCTAGTCCAACACCTAGTCCTAGTCCAACACCTAGTCCTAGTCCAACACCTAGTCCAAGTCCTAGTCCAGTTCCTACTCAATCGGTTTACTACTATGATATTGATAGATGTGATGGAAGTGCAGGAACATTTACTAATGTGGCTACAACTCAAATATTGTTTGAAGGACAATCATTGTTAATGGCAGATGGACATTGTTATTTATATGGCGGAAGTGTAGGTACAATAAATTCTAACACTGCAGTAAGTATCTATAATAGTTGTGCTACATGTCTAGCTTCTACGCCTACGCCATCACCGAGTCCATCGCCTACGCCTACGCCTAGCCCATCGCCTAGCCCATCACCGAGTCCAACACCTAGTCCAACACCTAGTCCGACACCTGCGCCTAGTTACCCGGCTATTAATTTAGAGTTTATTAGCACAACAAGTTTTACTTGTAGTGGTTACGCTACGTTCTACATGAATACATCAGATTTCTGTACAGCAACGTTGTTATATAGAGATAGCGCAGGAACAAGAAACGCTTTAGCGGGATACTATAATACTGGTAGCTATTATAGATACTGGAATGGTTCAGCATTTACATTATCTTGTACATCTACAATTTGTCCATAGTTTTTAATTGTAAATAATAATGATTAACTTTATTTGAAATTTAATCAAATCAAATGGAGGAAATACATAATTTTATTACACCTGAGGAGTGTCAAGAACTTATTAAAATGATTGACGCAAATCATTCACGCTCATCAGTAGTAGTAGGGGGTACTGACAGAACGGATGTTACTAATCATAGAACATCAAGCACATCTAATTTAGACATGAACACTCCTATAATGTCTAAAATAAAAAAACAAATAGCCGACACTTTAGGTTTAGAACTTGTTAAAGGAGAAGCACTTCAAGGTCAACTATATGAACCTGGTCAATACTTTAAACCACATAATGATTTTTTTAGCGGCCCTGCTTATGACATGCACTGCAAAGCATCTGGAAATAGAACTCATACTTTAATGATATATTTAAATGATGACTATAAAGGAGGAGGCACATACTTTCCTACATTACAAAAAACCGTAGAGCCTGAGACAGGCAAAGCTTCATGGTGGTATAACATGAAAGATGGGAAAACACAAGAGCAATATTTACACGAAGGTGTTACAGTTGATGAAGGTAAAAAGTATGTAGTGACTTCATGGTGGAGAGAAAAAAACTGGAATGGGGCTAGCGATGAAAAAATGTATTATGATTCCGTTGAAAAAAAGAAGGAAGAAAAAGTAGAAGATAAAAAATCATATATAGTCAAAGCTTCTGAATTAACTAAAAAAGAAAGCAAACCTGCTATAGAAACAAAACCTAAAATTTTTACATCTAAAGAACAAATTCCAAAATTTACTGAACTAGGTTTTGCTATACAAAAATGTCCAGCAGAAACCTGGAATATAATTAATGATTCTTACAACATATTAAAAGACAAACGAGTAAATGAAGTTTTTGACGGAAAAGAAAATATTATTAAAGGAGGAGATACAGAGATATTATCACTCGATGCTTTACCTTCCATAAGAACCTTAATCCATAATCAATTATTACCAGTACATCAAAACTGGATTAACAACCAAGACATCGAGCCATCTTTTATTTATGGTATAAGGTCGTATAAAAAAGGAGCTACTCTTGAAAAACACTACGACAGGGTCGAAACCCACCACATAAGTTCTATTATTATAGTTGACAAGGATTTAGCGTGTGGATGTGCAAACAAGCCAGAGTCTGATGACTGGCCTTTAGATATTCAAGGTCATGATGGGGAATGGTATAAAGTGTATGCTGAGCCAGGAGATATGATTATGTATGAGTCAGCAATATGTGAACACGGAAGAGAAGAGCCTTTTGGAGGAACTTATTTTAGAAACTTTTATGTACATTATAAAATAATATAATTTGAAAAAACCAGAGTTATTAATTTCTGTTGCTTCTTATTGTGATGATGAAGTAAAAAAAACAATAGAGAGTTTAATAGATAACGCTGGCAATAAAGATAATCTAGATATTATAATATTCAATCAAAGTGAATATCCTGAAAACATAAACTATCAGAATGTTACAGAAGTTTATAGTAGCTACAAAAGAACTAATGGAGTAGTCTGGGCAAGAGAACAAATACGTAATTATGTAAAACCTCATCATAAATATTATTTACAAGTTGATGCACACATGAGGTTTGATAAAGGGTTTGACCAAAAACTAATAAACCATCTTGATGATTATGAGGGAAATGTAGTGTTCAGTGGTTTCCCTTCTATGTACTATCTGCCTGATAAAAAAAGTTGGGATGCTTGTTATATAAATAAAATAGATAAGATTGATAAACAAGGTAGGTTTTGGCCAGGAGCGCAAGGAGTAGAAGAAAAAAAATATTTAGGGCCAAGCACAATAGCTGCTGGATATTTTTTTAGTGATATATCTGTGCTTGATTTAGATATATATGTTCAAAAAGGTGATATGTATTTTGAAGAAACCTATGCTACATTCAATACTTTTTTAGCTGGATATGATATTACTAATATACCTTATCCAGGTATATATCATTTGTACGATAAATCTAATCAGAGGCAAGCTTATCATCCCAACCAAGGCACACCACGTTTAGTGGGATTAAAAGATGATGTGCGAACTATTGAAGATTTTAACAAATTATACGGAACAAAGTACAGACCAAACATAATACATCAAGTTGCTCCACAGGACAAAAACCGATGGAGTAAAGAATGGTTTAGATGTGATTATAGTTGGGACACAATCAAAGGTTACAAAAGAAACAAATGGTGTGATAGAGAAGGAATTAATACCTACTTAATGAGATATGATAAAGAGTTTTATGAAATATTAAATCAATGCCCTGTTATATATAAAATTGATTTCGTAAGATATTTAATAGCACGAGATATTGGAGGTGTTATATGTGATATGGATTTTGAAGTTTACAATGACTTTACAAAACAATTAGATAGTCACTCTATATATCTGCTAGAATCTTCCGCTGGAGATGAAGACTATCAAAATGGATTTATAATATCTCCACCTTCTGATTTATGGAATATTTTTTTAGAATCTTTAAAAGTAGATATTAAAAATAATTTGACCGACATTCTAAACAGAAAGGAAATAGAAGGCAAACCTTTAGGTACTTTTGTTAGGCAAATAGTAGGACCTATTGCATTATCTAAATTTGTAAAAGAAAACAATATACCTCATAAAGTTTTACCTTACGCTCAGTTTAATCCTGTAGGAAAATTTAATTTTGATTTTATTCAAACATATCACTACGGCACTGGTAATTGGGGCGGTGGTTTATAAACCTTAATTTATAAATTCGTAAATTTGTAAACAAATAAATTCTTTATGGCTTGTAAGTCAATACGTTTTTCGTGTCCCATTGATTCAGTAGGTAGTGAAACAGCGATATGTTCATGGTTTGTAACATGTTGTGACGGTAATGTTATACAAATAGATGTACCTGCTAATACTTTTGAAACTTATTGTCTTGATGAAACTGCACAAATAATTCCTAATTCATTAGGAGGCGAGTGGTTTGATAAAGAAAAAGAATGTTTTACTAAGTGTGGTAATGCAAACCCTGACCCACTTGAAGGTTTTATTTACTATGAATATGAAAACTGTAATGCCTCAAGTCAGAAACAAATATTTAGAGCGCCAGCCAGTTTTACAGGATGGCCAAACACAATACCTTATCAAGGTATATGTTGGACTAATGGCGTAAGCACAACAAATATTTCTTATTTAGATTTACCAAACACATCTTATTCTGATTGTGCTACTTGTGCCGCAGGTTTAGCGCCTACACCTACTCCGCCTAGCCCCCCTTCTCCACCCGGTACTGCAGAATATTGTTTAAGTTTTACAAACTCTCTAACGGTTTCTACCTATACAACAGAATTTCCTGATGTTTTAAATTTACCTGATACTTCAGTAAGTTTTTATGTTATAAATGGTGAGTGGGGTATTTATAAAGTTAACACAGGGATATATCAAATAACTGGAGTTACACCAGAATGGCCTATTGCTTTTTTAAATAATGGATTAGAAAATGCAATATCTTATACAGGAACTAAATTAGAAAAAAATGCTGTTGGTTTAGATGGAAACACATATTCGTTTTATTCAGGGACAATTACATTAAATGTAAATCAAGACTTTGGAACTATAAGTTATCAAACATTATATCCAGAGTCTACAAACGGTCAGTATTTTTTAGGTGAAAACAATTTAAGGTTTGATGCAAATTGTGGTTCTTCAAATCCACCAACGCCTACACCTCCTACACCAGCGCCTACACCTCCAAGTGTAGTCCCGCCTATACCATCCCCTGTTAATACAGAATGGACAGTAAGTTATAGTCAAAACTCTAAAGGTTGGCCGTCATTTTATTCTTATATACCTGAGTATATGATAGGTATGAATAACTTTTTTTACACGTTTCAAGGTGGTAATTTATTTCAACACAATGTAAATGAAAAAAGAAACAATTATTATGGAGAGCAATATCATTCACAATTAACAAGTGTTTTTAATCAGAATCCACTAGAAAATAAAATTTACAAAACATTAAACCTAGAATCTAATGATGCTTGGGAATCTTATCTTGAAACAGATATACAGATAAATGGTTTTATGGAAGACGGATGGTTTGAAAAGAAAGAAGGAGCTTGGTTTACTTACCTCAGACAAAGAGGTGAAGTGCCAGCGTTAAAAGGACAATACGCTATGAGGTCAGCTAATGGTATTGGTAAGACTTCAAACGTAGCTATAAATCAAGGAACAACTACACTAAGCTTTTCTACAAACCCCCTCGTTTCTATAGGTAGCTTTATAAGTGTCGGAGATTATGTATACCACTCCCTACCACAATATACCGATGTTACTTTTGGTGGTGTGGTTACTCAAATAAATGTAGACTTACCTAATGGCATAAACCAATTAATAGTAAGTACGACCGCAGCTGACACAGTTGTTTTTCCGCTAAACGACCCATACATTTTGTTTATTAAAAGTTCTGAGGCTGAATCTCATGGTTTACTAGGACATTATTGTATATTTACTATCACGAACTTTAATACTCAGGCTACGGAACTGTTTGCAGTAGAGAGCGATGTAATGAAAAGCTATCCGTAAAAATTAGTATCTTTGTATTTATAAAAAATTATTATGGCAAACCCTTTATTATTAGCAGCGGCAGGTGTTCAAATTGTCGGCTCTATATTTAGTTTCGGTGAAGCAAAGAAACAGAGAGATGCAATGAAGAAAGCTCAGAATGCAGCGGCAGTAGCCGCAGCGGAAGCTAAGAAAGAATTATCAGTAAATTACATGAAAGGTTTATCAATTGCAAAAGAACCTTATGAATTAGAAAGAGAAGCTTTAGCGCAGGCTGGAGCTAGCGCATTAGCGGCAGGTGTTGCGGGAGACCCAAGAGGTGCGGCAGCTACAGCAGGTAGAGTTGTACAGGCACAGCAAGCCGGTTTAGCTAGACAGAGAGCAGCTATGTCGCAAGAGATGTCACAATTAGATAGGCTTGTAGCTCAAGAAGAATCAAGACTTGGTTCAGCAAGAGCGCAAGTAAACTTAGCTGAAGCAACAGGAGCACAAGCTGCAGCACAAGATGCAATGAAAATGCGTACTTATAATATGCAACAGGGGTTTAGTCAATTAGGGGGAGGTCTTTCAGGACTAGCAACATCAGGTTTATTAGACGGTAAAAAAGGAGGCGGTCAAACACCAACTGGTTTTGAAGGTTTTGCAGAGTTTCAATTTGACACTTCGCCAGGATATGATATCACTCAACTTGGTGATACTCAATTTGGTAATATAGATTTGTCAGGAGTAACAGCTAATAATGATACTATAAATTTTAGCAATGACTCTGTGTTTAGAATGTAAATATATAATATGTCATACTACGGATACGAAAGATTAAGACCAGGAGATGCATTAGGCATAGACATGGCTACAGTTACTAAGAGTCTTAGTGACGATTTAAAAGCATACGAACAAAAGAAAGCTGATGAAACAGCAGGTGTAGCAAATACAAGTCGTGAGTTTGCAGAGCTTCTAGGTAAAATGCCTACAAGTTTTAACCAGGAATACAATAGATTTTTTGGTGACACATCTCAAGCTGCAATGCAATCTGCATCTAAAGTAAATGAACAATTTAATAACGGAGATATAGATAAGAGAACTTATGATATCCTTATGGCTAACTTAAACTCTCAGGTTTCTATGACCGTAGATTCTATGACTAAGTATGCGACAATGATTAATGGCATAGAAGAAAAGAAAGCGGCTGGTGAGTTAAGCGATGAAGATTTATTTAAGTTAAGCCAACTTCAAGAGTTTTCTGATTTAGGTAGTGTAAGTATAGCTTTTGACCCACAGTCATATCAAGCAAATTTAATTAAAACAGGTGAAGGACTAAAGGGTGGATATGATATTATGTCAATAAATCAATACTTTAATGGTGTTAACATGAAGTTTCAAGGTCAATATGATACTTCGGGTGCAATAACATCAACTCTTAAAAATTTAACAGGAGTACAGGATATAACTACTTCTAGTGGTAAACAAGAAGTGGGGAGATTTATATCAACAGAGAAAGGCAAAGAAGCTTTAACGAATGCATCAGAAGCAATGCTATCTCAGCCAACAGCATTAAGAGGGTTTGCTATGGCGAATACAATAAAAGATGGCGAAGACACTGTTAACTTTGAGTATGCTTCAGTGCCTATGGAATACTATGAAATCGGTGGTATTTTAACAGAAGCTAAATTAAAAGAGCTACAAGATAAAAACCCTTACACATTCTACCAAGATAAGTCTGGTAGATTTTATGAGAGTGATAAAGCTAAAGAAGTCATATTAAAAAATGCACAGGACATGCTTAAAGGTGCTGCTGATTATACAAGAGTAGACCCTATACAAACCAGTAATTTTGATGATAATATTAAAACAATATTAAATTTAACTTTAATAGCACAAAGAAGTGGAAAACAAATAGATAAAGAAAGTTTAGGTATTTTATTAGCTGGAGCTAAAGGTGGTTTAGATTTTGAAGCATTGTCATCTGCATTAGGAAGTGGAATGTTTACAGATGTTCCTGTAAAAATATCTGCTGCTGAATTGAAAGAGCAACAAGAAAATGAAAAAGCTCTAAGAAATGCTATTAAAATAGATGAAGCAAAAACTTATTTAACAAAAAATTTATTTACAGTTAAAACTGGATTTGTAACTCCAGATGAAGGAGATGAATATAACGATTTACAAATTGAAAACTTACTTACACCTCTTGGTTTAAGATTTGAGAAAGATGATAACAAGAATGTCATAGTTTATAATGGCAATACAGCAGTGATAAATTTAGGAAAGGAAGTAACGGAAGATAGATTGAAGTTGTTAAAAACAGCATTGATAGCTGGAAGTGAAGATGAGATATATGCTTTATTTAGAAGAAGTAATCCAGATTATTCATACGAAGGCGATGTTAATGTTGAAGAAGAATTTATATTAGATTAATATGGAAGAAATTGAAAAATTATATAACGTATTAATAGATAAAAAACTTTATTCAAAATCTTTGGAAGAGTTTGAAGAGCAGTTTTCTGACCCTGAATATGTAGATAAAGTTTACAATGTGGTCACCGATAAAAAGCTTTATTCAAAAGACAAAGAAACTTTCACCAACCAGTATTCTTCAAAAAAAAAAATCGAAGACGAACCTATGGATTCTCCTTCGGGGGATGGTGGTTCGGATTTATCAGAAGACCAAGAGCTACAAACTGGTCGTAAAATAGACACCCTTTCTATTCAAATAGCTGACCTTGAAAAACAAATTCAAACAGAGGCTGAAACTCCTTTATCTGAAGAAGAAGAAAAATTATATCCTTTAGGTAAACCTGCAGAGAAAACCCCTGCAATGATAGAGTTAGAATCTTTAACTGAGCAAAGGGATGCTCTTATAAAACCTACAGTAGGTTTTGATAATACAAACATAGAAGAACAGAAAAAAAGAGAAGGAGAAATAGTTTCTACTGATATGGAACTATCAAAGGTAAACGATTTATCTCAAGAGTTTAAAGATGTCAAAGATTTGTTGAATAAAAATGAAAGTTTTATTGTACCAAAACTAAACTACTTATATAGAGACCAAGGTTTTAAATTTGAAGAAGCAGATATTCTTGGGCAAAAAATTAAAGTTTCAGCAAGAGGTGAAAATGGATTTGATGATGGCCCTTCTATAAAAATTAACATAGGCTTTTTTCAAGACGAAGGTAAACGTGCTAAAGAGTTGCTAGAGTTTATAGAAGAAAACAAAGAAAAAAGTTCTGCACTTGCACAAAGAGTAATTGGGTATGAGGCTAACGACATAAAGTTTAGAAATGATAAAGAGATGGATGAATCTTTATTTTCTATAGCTAAAAGGCAAGACAGGTTCAATCAAGGTATTCAGCAATATAGTGCAAATAGTCTAAGGTTAGAGAAAGATTTTGAAAACAGGGAGTCAATGAATCAAGAACAAATTGATGACTATAACAGTAGGATAAAATTACATGAAGAGGCAGGGTTAAAGCTATTAGAAGAAGGAGATAATTTAGATTTACAAAAAGCAGAATTAAATACAGCAGTTGGGAAGTATTATGACATGCAAAAAGAGCAAGGAAACTTTGGTCTTTTAATGAAGTACAACTTGGCAAGTGGTATAAGTACTCCAATTTCTGAAGTAGCAAACTATGCTTTAACTGCAAAGCTTGGTCTTCCAGGAGCAGTAGATTTGCGAAAAGAAATGGGGGATGATAAATTTAAAGAAGAAATTTTGCGTGCAGCTAAACAATTAGAATACGCATCGCCATTAGAAGAAGACTTAGAAAAAATGAGTGTTGATGATTTAAAAGAGTTTTATAAAAAAGATTCTGGTAAAAAAAGTATGTTAACACCCATGAGTGAGTTTGATGTTATTCAAGGAAAAATAAAAGACAGGTATATAAAAGATGTGAAGTATGGTGAAGAGATAGATGGGGTTAGACAGGGCGGAATTATAACTAATATACGAGATGGGTGGCAAAAAAAATTAGGAGGTAAATCAATTACCGAACAATATGCAGCAACAAAACAAAAAGGATTTTTCTTAGGAGCATTATCTGGTGTAGCAGAATCTATACCATCTTTATTTGCTGGGCCCGGTAGGCTAGCAAGTTTGTTTATGCTTACATCTGGTAAGCTCGATGAGCAGATGAGTAACAATCCTGATTTTGCAAACATAAGTGAAAATGAAAAAGTTTTATTTAAAGTGCCAGCCGCTCTTACAGTTGCGGCATTAGAAAATTATGGTATTAGAAATGTGTTTGATAAAGGTGGGTTTGTTGCCAATGTATTAACAAAGGTCTTAAATAAAATGCCTAAAGGAGGTTCAGCAAGAACATTTAAAGAGTTTTTAGACCAAGAAGTTAAAAACTCTGCCACCAAAGGAGCTTTAGTTTTAGGGGGAGCAACACTTGCTGAAGCAGAAACTGGTGCAGCTCAAGAGCTTAGTGATATAGGATTTAAAGAAATATATAACCTTATTAAAGGGAAAGAATTATTTGATACTCCTGAAAGTTTTGCAGAATTATTAGGTCAAGTTGCTTATGCATCAGCTCAAGAAGCTGTAGGTGGGTTTGTTTTGGGAACAATACCAGCAGTGTCAGCAGCTGTTAGTGAAAATAAATTTGCAAATCTTACAGAGCAGCAGATACAAATATTTAGAGAGATAAAAAATAATCCCAAAATATCTCAATCAGCTTTAACAAATCTTATAAAGATGGAGATTAATGGTGGAGAGATTACTCCAGAGCAAGGTAAACAAATTAAAGCAGACTATGAGTTAGCCATAGGGTTAGCAAATGAATTACCAGGAGGTATAAACAACCCAGCATTTGCTGAGGCTATGGATTTAAAAATTAGAAAGAAAGTTCTTGAAGATAGAACCGCACCTCCAATAGACCAAAACCTTGGCTCAGTTAAACAAGACAATCTTGAAATACAGCAGATAAACGAAAGGTTAGCGCAGATAAAAGAAACTACAACTGATACACAAGTTGAAGGTGCAACACAACAAGAATCAAAAGATATTACTGAAGTGGTAGAGCAAGCTGAATCAGCTGCTCCTGTACCAGAGACAAAAGAGAGTGCTACAGACACTTTCTTTGGTAAAAAGAAAACTAAAAATGTTGAAGAGATTTCTGATAATTTAATTATTAACACTAACGAACAGCCTGAAAATTTAAAACCAAACCAAGTAACACTTCGTAATGTAGTAAAAGGTTTAGCAAAAACAGGAGCAAAAGCAATACAGAAACTTTTTCCTGAGACTAAAATAATATTACACGAAAGCACAACTGAGTTTGAAAGATTTGCTCCAGCTGGCAACAGGGGTTTTTATGACACTAATGAAAATGTAATTCACATTGATTTAAATAAAGCATCAGCTACAACAGTGCCTCATGAAATATTTCACGCAACTTTATTGAGTAAAATTAAAACTAATGCTGAAGCAGCTAAACTAGCTGAAAACATGATGAGGTCAGTCAGAAAAGCTTTACCAAAAAACAGTCCTCTTGCTAGAAGAATAGATGAGTTTGCCGCAAAATACGATGACAAACCTGACTTTCAAAATGAAGAAAGGTTAGCAGAGCTTATGGGTATTATGGCTTCAGAGTATACACAACTTACTAAGCCGCAAAAAAATAAAGTAATTAAATTCCTGCAAGACCTTGCAAATAAGATTGGTTTAAATATAAACATCTCTGAGTTTACACAGCAAGACTCTGATGTAGTAGATTTATTTAACACATTAGCTGGTAAAATTTCAACTGGTGAAACTATAACAGAAACAGATGTACAAATAATTGAAGAACAGTCAGGGTTAGATAAAGAACAAGAGCAAGGAGAGGGGGGTCAAGTGGGTACGCTTACTTTCCCCCCAACCGGAAGAGAACAAAGAGCGCCAAGCGTTAAAACAGACACAAGGTCTTTCTCCTCATTGATAACTGATAAAAGTGTAAAGGATTTTAAAAATCAAAAAATTATAACTAACATGTATGATTTTACAAGTGCTGGTCCAACAGAAATTGCACCTGGTATCGTGCTAGATTTGTATGGGGGTAAAAGCTATGTGCCTTTAATGATGGAAAAACAAGGTTTAAACATTGGTGACTTTTCTAACTTAGCGGCATTTAACACTGATGTTAATGCTGAAACATTTAAAAGAAATGTAGAGCAGGGAGACGTAAGCTTATTTGCCCCTCATGTAGGAACTTTAGAAAAATCATGGCAATTCCAACAAAACATATTTGAACAATTAACTTATGCAGCTTTAGATAATAATATATTAACTAATGAAGAGTTAATAACTCTTTTTAATAGTGCATTAACCAATATTGATGGTAAAAAAGCTTTAAATGTTTTTAATAAAAAATCTAACTTAAACATAAAAGATTTTAATTCTTTTAAAGATAATCCAAAAAAGCTTGTGGAATTGCTAGACATTAAAAATAATTACTCACCTGAATTAAGAAAATTGTTTAACGATAGATATTCTGGTAATGCTAAATACAAAGACGCTTTAAAAGTTAATAACAAAATTGATTTTGTTAAAAAGTTTCAAGACCCATTAAACGTAGGCTCTAATAGTTTCGATATAATTAGTTTAATAAAGTTTGACAACAGAGATTTACAAATAACTAAGCCTAATGTAGGTGATGTAGATTACCACCCTTCATTCGCATACACTATAAAGGCGAATATAGAAGGTATCTATCAACCTGATTTATTTTATCAATCCTCAGAGGTAACTGATACATACACTAAATATAATATAGCAAGTACAACGGTTTCAGTAAAAGAAGAAGTAGGGGAAGATTCATTTAAAAAATCTAATGTAGCTAGTAGCTCAGGTTCTATTCCTAAAGTAGCTCAAATTAATAAAATTACACCTAGAGAGCAAAGAGAGAAAACAATACAAGAGGTTGCACAGTTTTATAATGTAGATACAGCAGGGTTTGCTAATCCAATGGTAGATGAGTTTCAATTTAGAAAGGCAGCAGAACCATTAGGATATGGAGTGGCAAGAGCTAGGAGTGGCTCACTTTATGTTACTAAAAATAATAAGTTTATAAACCCATACGAAATTGATACAAATCAATTGACGGGCAGAGGTCAGAGAAGCGATGACTTCTATGTAGACATTGCAAGCCAGTTAAGAGATAGAAAGGTAAGAGAAGAGCTTATAGTTGATACACTTAGAAGACAGTATAAACTTTCTGAAACAAAGATTAAAGATATATTAGACATCCAGTCTTTAACATTAGGAGGAGTGCCTGATAGTTTTAAAAAGATTGGAGATGCTGCTGGAACAAAACTATTTTTACAATTAGAAACTTTTATTTTAAAACAAAGAAAAGCTAACAAGAAAAAACCTTTAAGTAAAACGGCTGAAGCTGATTCAGTTATTAATTATTTAATGGAAAGGCCACAGTTTAAAGGTTTAGCTGAAACTTATAAAGTAAAAGGGGAGACCAAAACTAAAAAAGGTTTGTCTTCCTTACAAGCACAAATGCTTAGTGACCTTACAAGTATACTCGAAGCAAGACCATCTCAAACAGTTACAGCCCAAATAGTAAAAGCTAGAAAAAGCATTACAGATAAAAAGAAAGGTGCTACTACTGTTAAAAGTCAACAGCAGATACTTATAAATCTATTAAGAAGAAATCTTCCTAAGTCTTTGTTTACTAAATCAGAGGTAATAGATATAGTTAGAAAAATTCAAGACCTAAGCACTGTAGATTTAAAAGGAAACAATTTAGAAAACATTGTTGATGATATAGAAAAAACTGTAACTAAGCTTAACAACAAAAACGTACTTAGCAGAATTAAAAGATTGTTAAATGGTAAGTATGAAGTTGTGGTTTCAGGAAAACCTAAAGGAGTTAAAATAGATGTTGATACAAAAAAAAGATTAAAAACCATTACATCTTTATTAGTAGCTGATGACGCCTCTGTGGAGGTTATTGGAAAGACACAGGAAAAACTTAGAGCTGAACTAGAAAGTTTATTAGAAAGCAATAACGATACAGAAAACCAAGAGTTGACTCCTGAAACATTAATGAGAATTGCTGACATTACAACTGCAATTAATTATAATGAGGCGATGCTGCAAGAAAATTCTGATATCTCAAAACTTGAAAACTTAACAAGAGCATTCGTGCAACTGGAAAACATAGTAGTAAGAGGTAGAGACATACAGGCAGGCATACTACAAGAGAAGCATAAACAGTATATGCAAAACCTATCTATACTTATTAAAGAAACAACAAAGCAAGAATTAAATCCTGATGAAGAAAATTTTAAAAAAGAAGTAGAAGCTGTTTCAAAAACCAGAGAAGGTATAGCAGAAAAGGAAAGAGTAAATGGTAATTTAATTACCAAATTTAAAAAAATGATGAGGAGGTTTAGTAATACTATGGGATTTGGTGCTGCTCAAGATTTAACAGGTCTAATTGACCAATTAGCCGAGTTTCCTGGGGTGGTGTTTGGAGGTCAACTACAAGAAATAGTTACTGATAAAGTAAATGAATCAACAAGGCAATACAAAAGCAGAATGCTAGATTTTTCTTACTTGTTAGAAGAAAATTTAATAAAATATTACGGAAAAAATTATCAATACACCTTAAGAGAATTAAATCAAACTGATAATATTTTTTATAAAAACATTAAGGAGGTTGAGGCAGCACAAGCAAAGTATGATAAGAATAGAAACGATGATACTAAGAATGAATTAAGAGATGTTCTTGCAAGAAATGAAATTATATTATCTCAAGAACAAATAGGTTACATGGTTTTTCAATATAACGACCCTGCTTTACACCCAACATTTAAAAACATGTATGGTGAGGATTATCAAAGAGTAATGCGAGAAATGAATGAAAAATTAGATGATAGAGTTAGAGCATTTGGTGAGTGGCAGGTCAAGGAGTTTTATCCTATTATGCATCAAAGGTTTAATGAAACATATAAAAGAATTTATTACACTGATATGCCTTATAACAAATACTATGCAGGGCCTATTAGAAGAGAAGGAGAAAAAACAGAAGAGTTTCATTTACTTCAAGGAGCTAGTAAATACAATGCTACGGTAGGCTCAAACTATACAAAACTAAGAGTAAATAGCACTGACAAAATCAAAAACAGCACTCTAGTAGATGCAATGCAGGAGTATACACAAGACATGGAGTACTTTGATGCGTATGCGGAAAACCTACAGACCATATCACGATTGTTCACAAACAAAGATGCAAAAATTATTATTGAAAGTATTCATGGTAAAGAATTTTATAATTTAATAGACAACATGATTAACAATTTAGCTATGGCAGGAAAGTCTAAAACTAATATGTTAAGCGCTAATGTTTTAAACTTTTTTAATAATGTTTTTCAAATATCAAGACTAATGCTTTCACCTGCAATAGCAATTAAACAGCTTACTTCTATTCCTACGTTTGCTTTAGAGCCAGAAGTTGGACCTGCTAATTGGATTAAATATACAGCTAAAAATAAAACTCAACAACTTCAAGTTTATAATGAAGTTTTAGAAAACTCTGTTTATTTAAAAGATAGGGCAGCTCGAAGTATATTGCGTAGTATTGAAACATATAACCCAGAAAGATTTCAAAGTTTTATTCCAAAACCAACTCAAAACTTTGCTATAGATTTGTTAATGGGGTTCATTAAAGTAGCTGACAGAAGTGCAATATTATTAGGAGGTCTTCCAAACTATTCTTTTTATAAGGCTAAATATCAAAAAGAAAATCCAAACGCCACCGAACAACAAGCGATAGATTATGCTATAAGAAAGTTTGAAAAAGATGTAAAGTCTACTCAACAATCTTACGATTTGCAGGATAGGGACATTCATCAAAACAGAGACCCCTTTTCACGTGGTATAAATATGTTCTTGACAACGCCTAAGCAGTATTTAAGAAGAGAGATTACAGGATGGAGGCAAATGACAAGAGCTGCAAAAAGATTTGCTAAAGGCGATAAAAACAAAAACGCTCCTAATATAGCTCAAGCATTCTCTCAATTAGCATTTTATCATGCGTTTATGCCTGTTTTATTTGCATATACATCTCTAGGATTCCCTGGTCTTGCTAGAGATAGAAGAGATGATGATGATGATACATTAATGAGGGCAGCTTTTATGGGTAATTTAAATGGGTTGTTTGTCTGGGGGTTAGTTATACAGCAGTTTGCTGATGCATATCAAGACAAGCCATGGTATAGACAGACAACATCTTTTCCTGTTTTTGAAACAGCAACTGATATAGCCGTAATCATAAATAAACTTGGTAAAGCTAAAACTCAAGAGGATTATAACGAGGTAAATAAAGAAATGTTTGAGTTTATAAATAAGAATGGATTACCATATAGCATAATTGAAAGGTGGGTAAATAATCTGCAGAAAGTAATCAATGGAGAAACAGATGGGGCAGGAGAAGACGTGCTTAGAATATTTAACTTTAGTGAGTATGCTATTAGTGGGCCACAAAAAAAAGCTAAGAAATTAAAGTTTGGTTCTTCTGGTAAAAAAAGTAAAGGATTAGATTTTGATTTTGATACCAGCCTTGACCTTGATTTAAAAACAGATTTTGATATAGATTAATCATGCCTTTTAAAAGTAAAGCACAACGTAGATGGATGTACGCTAATAAGCCGGAGATGGCTAAAGAGTTTGAAAAAGAAACTTCTGACTCAGCTTCTCTTCCTAACAGGTTACACCCCAGAACCAATACGCGCAGAAGACTTACTCAGCGTAGAGCTAGAAGAGGAGTAAATAGAAAGAGTAAAAAATAAGTAAGTTAATTACTATCACCACTACAAACTCTATCAAGTGTTTTTTATTCATTACAGATTCATAAGACAATTAATAGCTGTGTGTCCACCCAGAACAACACCACAACCAATAGCTTGTTTTTTAAAATGCTTTGCGTAAGCAGCTGCGTATGATGTAGTATCTATACCACAACCTACCTGCATACCAAAGACTCTAAAGTTCCTACCTACCATCCATTCGATATAGGCTTGCGTGTGTATGTGCCCCTGCACAGTAGACATCATATCATTCTTGGCTTTTGTTCTAGCCGTTCCACCCTCGCCGTGTATGTACTGTACATTATCATACACTATTCTTTCTACCCAGTTCCATTTAGTTCCCAGTACCTCGTTGTAAGATTTAATCCACATAGTTGGTATGGCTGAGGTCTGAGCTTTCCGCATTACCATTCTGTCGTGGTTTCCTATAATCACATCAGCTTCTGGAAAAGCTCTGTTCCAATGACTCACTGTTTGTATCGCGTAGTCTAACTCATCAGCACCACCAAGCGCATCAGAGGAAGTCTCGTGATAAGAACTATAATGGTTGTCTATAATATCTCCAATGAATATTACCTGGTTACATAAATACTTTGCGTAAGTTTCTTGACAGAAATCTAAGTATCCATCAAGTTCAAATGGTGCATGCAAATCTCCTACAACCAGAATCCTTCTCTCGTTTTTAGTTAGGTTATCGTATGCAATTTTTTTATCTCCTTTTAATCGTGGTCTGAAATCTTTATAGCTCATCGTTTATTGATTCGTTAATAGTTTTTAATTTACTATTAAGAGTCAGTATAGACTTTCGAGTTTCATCATACTCTTGGTCTACCAATGTTTCGTATATTTGATTTACTGAGTCATGAATATCTTCCATTATAAAGTTAATGTTTTGAAGACGCTTTTGCTCTAGCGGTGTTATATTCATTTTTTAAGGTTTACTGTTCTCTTAACAATAACCTTCCTGTGTACTCATCGATTCTTTTTACAGCCTTGTAAATTTTACGTGACTGTTTCTTTACTTTTTCAACTTCAGTCTTATTAGAGTCGCTGCCTAAATTACAATAAAGGTCAGCGTCAATCTCAAAAAGAGTATCTATTTTCCTTTTATTACTCCAGCTCGTGAAGTTTAGAATCTTTTCAATGTCATCTATGTTATAAGACATAAGTATCAATGCACCTTAAAGTTATAAAATTTTTTTCAACATTTCATTAATTTTTGCAAATCTTTGCTTCAAGTATGCAGTTTGCGGAACATACCCAAACTCTTTTCGAGACTCATTAAATATATCTTTAAATTCATTTTTAATTAGAATACGCATGGATTTGTTTTTTTCTTTTAAATTAACGTTTTCATTTACATACTTGTAATATTTTGTTTTTAAATCTCTAGGGTTTTTTATATTGATTGCATAGTTTAATTTTAATTTATTAAACATTTCTTCATAAGCATTGAGGTAATAATAATCATTGTTTAATTCAAAAGTTTCAAAAACTTTTAGGCCATGAAGCACAGTAGCGTGGTCTTTATATATAAATGTGCCAATGTCAGATAAAGAGTGACTGGTTAAATTTTTGCATAACTTATAATAAACAGCTCTTCCATACACTAGCTCTCGGTTTCTGTTTTTCTTTGTAATGTCTGCATTAAATTTATTAACGACTTCATCTCTAATTGCTCTTAATTTTGTGGATTCTTTTATTTCAATTGTTTTCATAGTCAATAGTTTTGTTTAGGTTTAAGTAGTCTAAGTATTCATCCGAAGATATTATATTAAATTTATAAAACAAAGGAAACATACTTCTTGAGTTAAGATATTCTACACTAAAAAACAAAGGGTCTTGCATAGTAACAACACCTGCGACCATACCAAACTTTCTTGGTTCATCAGCGTATTTTTTTTCTTCATGCATTTCACTCGCTAGTTTATCTAACTGCATTATAATTCCAGCACTATATAGTGGAGGTAAAGTCTCTAGCTCCTCCAAAAAGTTTTCTTCCATCTCGTAATAGTGTTCATCCCCTGTAAATCTCTGCGGTAAATCCATATTCTTTTAGTTCTTTCATTCGGTACTCCTGAAGCTTAGACACCTTACCCTTCTTGGTTTTTATTTCATAAAACTCAATACCATAATCAGGGTGTAATGCTAATACATCTGGTATACCATTTTTATTAGTCTTAATTAATTTAATAACAAAGTAACCATCAGCCTCCAACTCCTTAATCTTTTTAGTTTGTATCTGTTGCTCTGTCATTATATGCAAAGTTACTTAAATCTTTTATTGGGATTAAAACAGAAAGAGATGTTTTATCGTCACCCATTTCCTTGACTTGACCTTTTAAATAATACTCTCTAGCAATCTGTTTTAATCTGCTTGTTTTAATTATAATTATTACCTCATCCCTGAATTGTTCAGCTAAAACAAATGCGTAATAATCTGATTTCGTTTTAGAAATTCCAGAAGGTTTACCTCTGCTTTCAAACTCAACAGCTATATTACCTGTCGTTCCTGTCCAGAAATCTCTTTTAACTTCAA